AACTCGTCTAGCCGTGCGAGTCGTAAACAATTCAGGCAATGATTGCCACCCAGTCTGCTAAACGCGGTGGTGCTTTTTCCGTGAACGGTCACGGGGTTCAGAGAAACGTTAGATAAAGTCTCGGTGCGCTGGAACAGCGACAAATGGTTTGAGCGTCGGGTTTAGCCCGATAAGTCTCCCAGCCGAGCATCATTTTCAATCCCCCTGTCTTCTAGTGGTTAGGAAAGTACCCTTTCAAGGTAAAAACACGAGTTCGATTCTCGTCTGGGGGGCCATCTTTAGTAATTTACTGCGCAACGGACAAGGCTTAGGCACGTTAACAAAATTGGTGGGCTTCAACATTGTGGCCCGACCGAGATTAGGAATCGTGGTGGGTGGCGCGTGGTTGACCAGCAGTATTTGCCTTAGTGATGTAACGGTTAACATGTCTGACTGCCAGTCAGGTCATCTCGATTCGATTTCGGGCTAGGGCACCAATTTAAGCTGACGCCCCACGGTAGTGTGGCAAAACCCAAGTGTCGCTGCAATCTTGCGATTGCTTAGACCATCCTGTCTTAGTGAGCGGGCCTTCTCAAGGTCGTCTACTCCCATCTGTCGTTTCGGGATTCGGGCGGGAGCAATCAGAGCCTCTTCGTGACTTTGGCCCGTCGCCCGCCGATTCCAGTATCCGACCGGAGGCCAAGACACACGATGTTTTTTACAGTATTTCCTCAGCAGGGTTTGAGAGCACTGTAGCTGTTCACAAACCTGATAACCGGGCATAGACCAAACTAGGCCGCTCAGTTCTTTGTCTGCGGGCCATTTGATTTTTGAGGGGCTGCTAGACGGGCGACATTTCTGACAGGTTTTCCCGTATCCTTTGTATTCTTTGTGACAGGTGGGGCATTCGTAGCTCTTTTTGTGGCGTTTTCCGGAGTGAGTTTTGGTCTGTGTGTGGCAATTAGGACACAGGATACACAGATTGTCTATTCGGTTGTCTCTGTGATTCCCGTTGACATGGTCTAGCTGAAGCGTTAAAGGTTCGTTGTTCCAAGTCCCTTGATTACCGCACTTCACACACTCGTATTTAAGCAGCCCCTCTCGGACCAGACGAGACTTTAGGTTGTTGCTATCCAAGTACGTTGAGTTTTCAATCAGTATCTCGTCCAAAGGGTAGGAGTTACCTATTCCAATCTGCCGTCTCCGGTGAGTATTCCATGGCGCAAAGTGCGCGGTAGACAATCCTTGCCGTTGGGCTCGGCGCTTAATAGTCTTATAGTTAGAGCCCTGCAATCTAAGGCCAAGGGCACGAACGACATCGGCGTAACAGACGGCATCTCGGACCATGTCAGCAAATGCTGAGTCAGAGACGGTTGACATAATTTTTCGGCGGTTCATAAGTATGCCATAGTATACACGATTTCTATGGGCCTTTTTGGCGAATCCGCTCCATTTTGGTTTCGTAACTCAGCGGTAGAGTAGCGTCCTTTTAAGTCGCGAGTCGTGGGTTCGAATCCCACCGGGACCACCATTTTGTACCCTCGCTTCAGTGCATTAACACTGTTATACCAATAGATACTGGTGAGGCAACTCCTAGGCAGAGCTTCATTAAGTCTTGCGATTACGGAGATTTAATCTTCGGGCACCAATTTCGCACGTTTAGCCAAGTGGTAAGGCCGCTCTCTGCAAAAGAGCCATACGCAGGTTCGATTCCCGCAACGTGCTCCATTTTCGGGGGTTTCCCTACAGCAGATATACCAGTTGCAACTGGTCTGGCTGGGGGTCGCCGTTATAAAGCTGTGTCGGCCTGTTCCGGACTACGACGCAGCACAGGTAAATTCCCCACCACTTTTAATCTTTCTCCACGCAGGGCAGCGAAAAACCCTCGGTTCAGTAGATGGTTACCAGCGGCGCTACGCAAGTAAGACTGGTGTCTACGTCCCTCACCTTCAATAAGTGAGAGAGACGACTGGGCAGGAGAAAATTTTGGGCTCATAGTGATAATGGTAGCACTGTCGGTTTGCACCCGTCCAGTCCCGATTCGAATTCGGGTGGGTCCACCAGTTGCGCAGGTCTAACAAGACCTATGGTATCAAGTCCATCGGCTAGGGCCACGATACGGTCCACCAATTTGCACATTGTCATTAAAGTCCACCGGTTTTGGTGTATCAGTAAGATATGCCCCTGAGCACTAAAAAGTATATCGAACTGACCTGTTCCGCCACTGGCGAGACCTTTCTTAAGGAGAAAAAAGAATACAATCGCCAGATAAAAGAGGGCGTGACAAGATTTTTCAAGAACCGGTACGTGGCTAACGCCTTCCTTCGTTCTGAGCACAAGGTAAAAAACGGACTCAGGAAGGAATGTCCTTTGTGCCACCAAATGTTCGAGTCTACTCGTAACAAACGCTCTAACCAGTATTGCAGTCGAAAGTGCGCTTCCGTCCACCGTCAGATTCTTTTGAGAGCAGACACCTCCCGCGCTCAGCAAAGAGGTGCCAAGATATCCCAAAAGGTAAAGTGTGCGCGGCAGGAGGGGAAGTACAGACCCTCCATGTCGCCCGAAACAAGACATTGCGTGACATGCAACGCCCCTTACTCCGTTCTTCCCTACATTCCTAAGCAAACCTGCTCAGATAAGTGCTTTCGGGAGCTTTTAAGAAAAAATTCTAGCGCCAATCCAAACTGCGGCGGCGAAAATTATTCGCGCAAGACTTGGTACAAAGGAGTCTCTATGGATTCCTCGTGGGAAGTCAAAGTAGCCGAGTGGCTAGATGCCCACAACATACGGTGGGTTCGTGACAGGAAAATGTGTCTTATCTGGATAGACGAAAAGGGCAACCCAAGACGTTACCATCCCGACTTTTTTCTTCCTGATTTAGGGATTTATGTTGAGCCAAAGAATCAGCATCTAATTGAAAAGGACAGGTTTAAGATAGAGCAGGTCATTAAGATACATAAGGTTCGTCTGATTTGGGGTTTGCTGCCCCATGTCTTGGAAGAGTTAGAGCAACTTGTCCAACCGGTCCCATCTACCTTAGTATTAGCTTGACATCGCGGCGCAGAAGGGCTTTACTCACCTTATGAAACCCCTCCTTCTTCTCCTCGTTCTCACCTTGGCCGGTTGCGCGACATCGCCCGAACCGGTTGGTTACAGCCCTTACCTGCGCGTCTTAAGCGAGAACGGGCGACCCGATTCGGTGTGGGAAGACAATCTTAGAGCGCGGCGCGTAGTGGTCTACTGGGACCGCGCATACATTTTTAGTCAGGACGGCATGAAGCTTTTGGCCGTAAAGGAAAAGGCTTCGGTAGTTTTAGTCGTCAAATAATTTCGCAGTAGTAGCTCAGTCGGTAGAGCACCATCCTTCCAAGCTGGCTGTCGCGGGTTCGACCCCCGCCTACTGCTCCATTTTAGTTTAGTATCCCGGTGCGGCTGACGTTGGAGGGTCGCGGTGGTCTGTAAAACCACTCTCATGGGCTAATAGGTTCGAATCCTATCACCGGGACCATTTTCATAGTAGCTTGGAGGTAGTACTGCCAAGCCAAACGGAACACACGAGATAACTCAAAGAACACGGGGCAAGCAGATGGTGAGCATGGGCCGCACCCGCAATGCGTTGAGGACAGCGGGCGACAGTTTCTCGATTCATGTGGAAGGCGTCGCCGCCACTTTTCTTACGTTTGTGTAGCTCAGTTGGTAGAGCAGAGATGGTCTATGGCGCGGGTTGACGTTCCGGTAGCGTTCCGCGCCAAGGTAGAAGACGCCCGAAAAGCGACCTATTGACTCAGGCCGGTGGTTCGAATCCACCCACATTCATCTCTTTAGTTTTTTGGTTATGGTCAGGTAGCTCAATTTGGTTAGAGCCCGCGCTTGATAAGCGTGAGGTTGCGGGTTCGAGCCCCGCCTTGACCACCAATTTTTATTCAAGGTAGCGTGTAAATCAAGGATAGAACGGTGTATCAGTTGACATGGAACGCTCTATCCTTGAGTCATACATTCAGAACGGGTTGACAACCCGCGAAATCGCTTTAGCCGAAAAGGTAAGCCAAACGACAATTAACTATTGGTTGAAAAAATTTGGTTTAAACACAAACTGGAAACGGGGAGCGTGGTCAAAGACATCAAGTGCGTCAAGGAACCCAAAGAAGCCCCAAAGTCTTTTGGGGTGGGATTGGGAAGCCATTCAAACCGCTCACAATCAAGGTTCGTGTCAAAGAATGCTATGCAAAAAGTTCCATCTTACTTTTGCTACGCTAGCCAAGGCCAAAAGACAGGGGCTTTTTAAGCCACGAACCCTGAAAGAGTCGTCGCAATTATCCCACGATTCGGGCCACCACGACTACTCAATCTATCGAACCGAATCATATAAGCGGCTACAAAGCCGTCTAGGCGGCTACAAGCCTAGGTCAGGAAGAAGCAAAGGGGCTTTCGCAACGAATCTTGAAGGTCGAGAGTTTTGGCTTCAGTCTTCTTACGAGGTTGAGATGGCCACCCTACTGAATGAAATGGGGCTTCTGTGGGAGCGCCCGGAAGGGCTTCCCTACCAAATGGACGGTAAAGACAGGCGTTACTATGCTGACTTTATCCTTCCTAAGCACCGAATTTACTTAGACACTAAGAACGACTATCTTTTCGTGCTAGACGCACCCAAGATAAAGGCTGTCGTGGAGCAGAATCAGGTTAATCTCGTGGTGGTCAAAAAGCCTCAGATTACCCGAGAATTCATCGCATCTCTCCTGCCGTCCTAACCACCATCTTACGTCCCCTCCGCGCCCTTGGGGATTTAGCCATCACAATACTAGTTAGGCTGAATCGGCGCGCTAGGGACACATTC